TCAGCATCCATGCCCTGCGAATACCTTGTATAGCCTGTCCGGTTTTCCTTCTCAACGCTCAACTGCTCGATCATCGGCATGGCCTGAATACCTTGCCACTGCACCTGATACGGACGTACTGCACCAGCAACACGCTCTCGGATTACGCCACCTGGCCGTCGGTTCAACAAGTCATCAATGTTCGCTAACGGGTTGCCTTGTGGGTCTGTCTGAACGACTGTTTCTTGGTTGTTTGCCAAATATAGATTATCCAACTGCTGTCGAACGATCTCTGTATGGATTCTCTGAAAGTCCTCAACAAGATCAGCAACCGAAATTCCAGCAAATTGATGCGTCAGGATATACGGAGTCCATGCTGCAATCGGAACATGCGTACATTCGCTATTCTCAAGAATCACATCCCCAAGCCGGACAATCCTGCGCCGCTCTGCAATCCCGTCACCATCGTAATCGACAAGCACATACTCGTCCCGCAAAAATCCCATTTGCATTGTTTCATCTGAAGGATTATCGTCGTTCCACCAACCGAAGCGCCCGCCTTGCCGCTCATTAGCAAATTCACTCAACGTGTAGTTATCATTCTTCGCAGCATTGATGTCATCTATACTGACTGTGTACCCCATCTGCCTAACTTCGGACAGTGTTCTTTTTGTTACGTGTGCAACATAGGGGCAGTTGTCCAGCGTAATCGAATTATGCTTCCGCGAAACATGCAATTCATCTGGAGGCAATGCGCAAACCTTGACCGTCCCTATTTCTTCGATAGTCCTTATTTTTAACGTATAGCGTTGTGGTGGTGGCAAACCGGTCATTTGTGCCTGCCGTAAATCTTCCGGCGTAGGATCAGCCAACTCTCTTTGCACAATTTCAGCCGTTTTATTTTCCTGCATAAACAGGGCAATCTGCATTTCATCAACACCGACATAACGACTTACTGTTGGCGTCTTGACCGTCTCATAATACCACTTGATTCCACCCGTCTTGAGCATCAAGCCGTCCTTGATGGCCGTGTAGAGTATCAGGAACCCGTTATTCTTCTTGTAGAACACATAATTGCAGGCGTCCGTTACCTGCTCTGCCATCTCGACATCCTCCGGGCCAATCGGCTCAAACACAACCGCCTTGTCGCTGGCAGTGAATACCTCCAGCAAGTCAGGTAACATGCCCTCTACCGCATCAAACACGTCAGACGACACAGCCGAACTTCGCCCTTCCATCTCATTTCCGTAAGGCGTTCGCATGTAAGCTCTCAATGCCTTATCACGGTCACTGCCAAGATCCCCGTCAGTGAATTTATACGCCGCTGATGCCTCAGAATCGAGGAAGCTCAGTAAGTCGGATTCTGTCATTCGCATTTGTCGATCCTTTAGGCTACACGCCGTAGTTTATACCGTAATGGTACATTTTTTACGCCGCCAACTGTAGTTCCATAACGGCGCATCATATAAGCATAGCGGGTCGCGCAAATTAAATCGTCATATTCCTTGACGATTTTCCCTTCCTTGCGATGGTACAGCCTGAATTCTTCAAACCAATCCTCAAGATGTGAAAACACCTTAAATCGACCGGTGTGCATCATGTCCAGCATCATCATTAGGCCAGCCTCGACTCCATTACCACCATCCTCAAATGTTGCCATTTCATCCAGCATATTCATTCCCTGATTGCGGTAAATTTCCATCAAGGTATTTCCGCTACCCTTGTCATGCTGCAAACCATCATGCGGCCATGCCCATGGCAACCATTCCCCCCACGGACGCAATGCCGCAGCGTGCATAATCGGAGTGGTTTCTTTCATTCTGTGGGTTTTCGTTACATAGACTACATCGGCGTCCCTATCCCATGCCAAGCAAACCGCCGCCGTTGGGTGATCCCAACCAAAGTCGATGCCGCCAAGCTGCACAAAATGCCTCGGTATATCAAATGCGTCACACTTGATAGATGACTCCAATACAGGGAATATCTTTCCACTTCCCAACGTCGGGATACCGCGTAACCGCGCCTCGCGTTCATGTTCAGGGTAACTCGCAATGATTGATGCTTTCTGATCTTCCGAGAAATGCGTTACATCATCGATAGTCATTGTGATAACCGCAGTATTTGCTGGTTTCTCCATGAGAAACCGCCTAACCACATTTGACATACCCAACAACGGTGTAAAAGTCATGAACGCAATGCCACCCGTAGCATTCGTCCGAGTCAGCCCTTCCATATAAATATCCTGCGGTGGTTCCTCATCGAACCACACCACATCTAGCGTCTCGCCTTGCCACTTTTCCCGCCCCTGCTCATACGTCTTGAAATACAACAACGAAACCCCGCCCGTCACATGCTTGACCTTAACGTGATCCAGCGCATCCGCAACGCCAGGTGCGGTCTTTGTCTCAACAATGCACTTCAACGGAATAGACCCTGTACCAAATTGTCCAGGCCGCCCAACCACCAACCGCTGCACCGTATCACGCGTTCCAACACCAGTCACCGACCCACCCCATGCAATAATGGCCTTACTAAACCGCCTTCCTTCCCACCAGTCCGGGTACAACCCAGTCAGGTGCATCGCCATTTCCATGCTTCCAGCAATCGTTTTGCCTAGCTGATTGCCGGCCGCAAGCAATCTTTCTCGCGCATATATCCCGTGAAACTCCTTCTGCTTTGGATACGGGCGATACGTCTCCAACCGCCTCTTCGCCAGCGCACTTTCAATCGCAGCCAACTGCCGCTCGTATTCAAGCACAGCTTCACTGCCTGCAACATCAACACCCTCAGACTTCATTGTGGATTTCAATATCTGCATCCTCCGTTTCAGCAGCGTCCTTAACAACAACACTCTCAATAACCCGCATTCGCCTACTCTGCAACTCATCACGCATCAGCATCAACATCTCCGTGTCCGTTCCATCCAACACCGCAAACGTAACATCAGGGACAACCTTCTCTCCCCACGACACTCGATCCAGTTTCCCCGCCATCTTCATAAACGTCTCTGTCCTGTACTTCCCCAATCCCACCGTCTCAATATCCGCATCCCGCGCTTCACGCAACCCCGCATACACCAACTCCTCAGCAAAGCACCTGCGTGCCAATGCCACTTCTTCCCTACGCTTCTCGTTATCTTCCAGCCACCGCCGGATCACCGTCACCGTCATTCCGCAACTCAGAGCAATCTCCTTCATGCTCTCGCCTTCAGCCATCCGCGTCGCTATCAACGCCAATGTCCCATCCTCACCATGCGCGGCAATCATCTCGTCCAAACGTGTCCAGCCAGCAGTGGTTAATTTTCCCATTGCTATATTATGCATTTTTTAAAATTTAACGCAATACATGGAAGATACCCCGGCCTTCAGAATTTTTAGGCGTAATTTTTAGGCGGAGAGATATAGCCCCGGCATCTTTTAACCCCCGGCCTCGCGGACGGCCTGCCCACCCACCCCACCCACCTACCCACCTACCCACAACAGAGCAGAGCACGCGCATCACCAAGGCGGCACGGCATGGCATGGCATGCAGGCAGAGCGCCTACAAGATAAGCAAGCAGGCAACGCAGCGGGCAATGCGCAACGATCAGCGATCAACGAGCAACGAGCAACGAATCATCCTGCCGATACACTTTTCCGATTACGCGCCACTAAGTGCCCTGACAATTATGCGCGCGCATGTTTGGAAAACATGGCACTAGTGCCACTATGCGGACAAGTTAAAACAGTGTTGGAAAAATGCTGCCCTATTGACCCTAGGCGCACTATTGACCCTGATTAACTACATGCGCAACCCATGTTTGAAAAGCGTGCCACTATTGACCCTCGATATAGCGATCAGGCGCAGGCGATAGCAGTCAATAAACAGTTGACCCTGCCTGCCCAGGCCATCATGATTGCAACTCATTGATTATTAATTGATTTATATGTAAGCAGTGCAAGTAGTGTAAGCAGTGCAGCAGTGCAGAGGGCTTTTTCCAAGACTTCCACAGAGACTCATACGTGCACGTGCGAGAGAGGTTTTCTGAAAAACGATATTGACACTACTGCACGGCTTGCTATACTTACACTGCTTACACAGCAATTTAAGCATAATTCTATTAACAATCAAGGAGTTACAAAATGAACATTGAAGAATACTTGGGTAAAATAAGGGCCAATTCTGGCAGCATGTCAAAATTAGCCGATGGAATGGCTCTAGATGGTGTTGATTATGTATCTATGCAGCATCTTGCTAGAGAACTACGTAGGCTTGGATGGACATATAAGAACACTGGCAGTGTGCGGATATGGATACGGCCTGGACATACAGCGCTTAGTGCGGGCGTTTCTAAGCCGTCGAATATAAGGTTTATAGTTGGCCAAGCTGTCACTGCGGTTCTTGCTGGGGTAGAAAAAATTAGCTCAAAAGAACTACATGAGGCTGTTATTAACAAACGCGGCCAGTGCGACGAGAACATCATATTTGATTCTATGAACATTCGAGCTAGCAGAAAAGAATGGCGCTATGACCAGTCTCAAAAGTTGTGGATAAAAATAATTGAAAATAATTGTTGACAAACGTAACAAACTATCTATAATCGCAATTGTGACATCTAATAACGTAACACTTACAGAGGGAAATGACCATGAGAATTACAGAGAAAGACTTGCAAGCAACTTGTGACCGCATTAACCGGATAATGGCTACACCGCATGAGCCCTATGCACGCATCGAAGGCAAACTTGTGGCCAATGTCGGCTGCTATCACCTGAACCATGCCTATGGAGGCGTTGCGCTGTATCAGATGGATAACGAATGCGGTGGAGTGTGCGATATCTTTGGCGGGCATTTGACCAAGCGTGACCTTTATGAGCGGATGCACGCGTTTATAAAAGGCCTGGAAACGTGGCGGGAACAGGTGCAGGAGGTGCAACCATGACATGTAAACAATTCCACGCGTTGGCTAGACAGATTTTCGCCCACGAAGGCGCCACGAAT